ACACATTATAATCCGTTTTTCTCCTTGCGACAATAATTGTATGCTAATACAATTAACCAGATATATAATATTGGTCTCGCCGTATTTTATTGGATCATTCCCGTAAACTTTTGTTTAGCGTAGTCGTTTCACGATTTTCTACGAAGAGTATTCACTCTTATTTGGACTTTCTTTCGTCCATCTAACCACAATTACTCACTCAACTTTCTTTTGTTTTTAGTAAGAAAATTATTAAAATATGCCTAGTAGGAAGAAAACATTACACCAACTTCCTCAAGTCGAAAAATAAGCATACTTTAGGAGACTTTTAGTATGAGTCTTTTCACTCCTATCGTTTATACGTGAAAAACCTTAAAATCTTTGCATCATGTGTTTTTGGGATATTAGCCTAATGTAGAAATAAGCTAAGTAAGACAGAAGTCCCTTAAGTAGTTCCTCAATTTCGGTGTGGGATTAACCCTCTCACTATTACATTCTTCTTCAAGTTATAATTTGCTCATACACTCTTACGGAACCGTCATGTAACAACGATTTTATTAACATCCCTTGGTGTTTGAAGGGCGATGTGTATTGGAATGTGGCGCAGGTTATCTACCTGGGTCCCACAATTTAGCGTGATTGCTCACCGTGGACAGAAACGGTCTCTTTAAATGTAGAGATTATGCATTCCCGTGTTTGGAGGGACACGTGCGAAGGTTTAAAGACCCTAGCTTTAAAAACTCACGGGTGATATTTCACTCGACTCCTAAGTTCGGTTAATTCCGTTCGAGTGTGTTATAAATGACATACTCAAAGCGTACTTCCACAAATTGCTTCATTGCACCATGGCAGACAACAATTTTCTTTCGACATTACAAGTCGGGGTTTTCACACTTTTGTGTGTTACCATCGACTTGTTTCTTTACATTAAACAACAGATATCAACAGTGTTTCTAATTTGGCACTGTTTTCTCAACAATCGAATGGAAGATGGCAAAACTCTTTTGCGTATCTGTCCTATTTTTACTCGTTGGTTGGTGGCGTTGCCACTTTCAGCTGTTCTTGCTTCTTTTTCGAGTTTTTGTTTCTGGTGGTCTTTGGGTTGGGATTTTCTTTGGTGCGTTGTTTACATTCATTGTCTTTGGTACCTTTGCAATTTGTTGGGTGAATTTGAAGTTTTTGAAAAAATATATAAAAATGTTCCGTCGTGTCCTTCTTTCATTGTTGATTTTATTAAATTTCTTTTCATTTATAGAGATGAAGCTGGGGGTTTACAGTGGCGGTTGGTGCGCCCTGTTCCTGACTGGGCTTTGTGGGCTCATGCAATGTTTTGTCTTTTTCGTACAATTAATGGCATTTCTGAATGGCCACCAGTTCTCATTTTCGTTTGTTACGTTTATGACGCACTCGTTGTCATTAGAATGTTGTTGATCCGTGGTGGAATTGAACCGAATCCTGGAGAGTCTGATGGATATGACTCTTGGGAAGAGTCCGATGAGGATGGACAGGAGATGGCAAAGCCATGGCGACGCGGCAGAACAGTGGAGGAAGCTATAGTTGAGCGATCCGAATGGGCCGAACGAACTTTGATCAAAGCGTGTCGAGTGTTGACAGCGCCACAATTTTTGTTTTTCCTCCATTGTTGTACAAGAATGCCCTCTTCAGGAGCGCGTCGTGAGATGCGTGTCATGGCTGCTGATTTAAAACACAGTTTCCTTGTAGAGATTTCGCTTGGGAATTATAAGAAATTGGGTGTTTTGAAGAGAGCCGCAAGTGGTTGGCTTGATCGAGATCGAGCACGAGATCGTCCGCGAAGAGACAGACGTCCTTATTTGCGACGAGACACTCCGCGTCCAACAAATCAAAATTCACAGTGGATTCGAGATTTGACCCGCGATGAGGATGTCGAATCAAATCCTGGTATGATGATGATTGAGTCAAAACCAACGTTGAGATTGATTCAGATTGGTGCTGTCATCAAGTCTTGTACTGATTGCAAAGATCGATCCACGATCTTGCTTCAAGTTATGAGTCTTTTTGCCAATGATGAGAATTACGTGTTGGGCACACGTGTGTTGGTGGATTTGCAAACGAACTTTGACAA